TGCGGTCACGAGTCCATATTGCCCAGCACACAGTAAAGGGCAGGCGCTCAGTAACATTCAATGGTGAAACCAAAACCCCAACAGAGTGGGCAAGGGATCATCGCGTACGAGTCTCCCACACAACCATCACACGAAGGTTAAAAGACGGGATGTCGCCAGAAGAGGCTTTATTTGCCGAGAAAGTAACGCACAAATCCGTGAAGGCCAAAGAGAGAAGGCCAGCGTACGGGGAGTATCAAGGGCCAAGGGAGCAAGCAGCATGATAAGGCCAATACACAGCCGCGAAGCAATAAACATCCTCACATCCCACTTATTTCTCCCATCCATCCGGTTCCTGAAGCGCTCACTACTCGCAAGAGAATGCAATGCACTCATTCAGGCCGATCGCTACCTGGCTAAAGCTGACAAGGGGAAAGTATGAAACTGACACCTTACGACCAATCAGAGATTGAGCGCCTCGATAAAGAGATTGCTCAGCATGAAGCAACTATCCGCAGGAAGCAGGAGCAGCGCCGGGAAATCATCAACCGCAGCAATGCTAATAAGCAGGTGGCAGCATGAAGGTAACAGAGCTCAACCTGACAAAAGAGCAGCTTGATTGGCTTGATAACCAGCTCGAGTTATGGGGTGCATGGGTGTACAGCGGGAGACTAGAAAAGCGCATGAGCAGTGTTATCGCTCAGTACATGGCCACAGTAGAACCATCGCGCTATCCAGAAAGACCAATGTGCAATGACGATGACGGAATGTTGATTTCTCAGGTCGTAGATTCCGTCATGTGCATTGATAAAAAAGCGTTCGGCATTGTGCTGAGTTATTACGTCCACCTGGCATCAAAGCGATCAATTGCAGCTTACTACCACAAGTGCGCAATTCCTCGCAAAATGACAGGCCGGGGCGGTGATCGGTTTCGTGCACCATCACTGGTAACGTGTCGTCGTGAGGTTGACCAGATACTCGCTGCATCACAATGGCTAATCTACCAAAAGCTGTATCCTGCTATGAATGAGCGTAAACGTGTCGCTAACGTGAAGGAAATCGATAATAAGTGGTTGACTGTATTGAGCCAATGAGCCACTATTAGCAGATAAGGTGCCGTATGTGTGTCTTAGTTACGTCGCCACAAAATTTAAGCCTCGCTTCTTGCGGGGCTTTTTCACGTATTAGCGCCCACCAAACAGCTAACCAACTCCCTATAACGCAACCTGGTTGTGGCGCTTTCCCGACTACATGAACAGCACCCGTCTAACAGCGAGGTGAGAGATATGCGTATGCCTGGAAATAACCCCGACCTGTTTGCGCTGCTACTGGCAACTCTCATGACGTTATTGGGAGCTATGGCCAGTTATGCCTACCGGGTCATTAATGGCGCCAGATTTAGCTGGGTGATGTTAGCACTGCAGCTAATCATCTCGCTGTTCGCCGGTTCGCTAATGATGCTTGCGGCAATGCATTACAAATGGCCAATGGAAGTGACTGGGGCAATCTGCGGATTAGCGGGCTGGTCTGGTTCGACATTGATTAAAGCGCTGGAATCGCGTCTTCTGAATAAAGCCGGAGCAGCAAATGCCAAACAACAACAACCGTAAAGCTTTTCTCGATATGCTTGCATGGTCGGAAGGCACAAGCCGCATTAAGGGGAGCGATAATGGCTACAACGTGATTGTTGGTGGCTCACTGTTTAGTGGATATGCCGACCATCCTCGAAAACTCGTTGACCTGCCAAGGCTCGGCATCAAATCAACGGCAGCCGGTCGCTATCAGCTGCTCTCCCGGTACTGGGATGCATACCGCAAACAGCTCGGACTTAAAGACTTCTCGCCTGCGAGTCAGGATGCAGTCGCATTGCAGCAGATTAAAGAGCGCAAAGCCCTGGCTGATATTGATGCCGGGAACATCGCCGCAGCAATTCAGAAATGCTCAAACATCTGGGCTTCACTGCCTGGTGCCGGTTATGGCCAGCACGAACACAAACTTGATGACCTGATCGGCAAGTTCAAAGAGGCTGGCGGGGTGGCAGCATGATACCCGGCATCCTAAAAGAAAACTGGAAGCCGATTGCTGCATTCGTGTTGGCTGGCCTGCTGCTATGGGGTGTTCATCACAACGGCTACGAGTCTGGAAAGTTCAACGCTAACCGCGACTGGAATCTCAAGTGGGCCAAACGCGACGCACAAGACCTACTCGAACTCGCCGGGCGACAAGAGCAGGAGCGCACAGAAGAACAGCGCCGACAGAACGCAATCAATCAGGTAACCGCCGATGCACAAACTCAACTCGATAAAGCACGGCTTGATGCTGCTAACGCTCAGTCTAGCGCTGACAAGTTGCAACTCACCATCGCAAACATCCGGCGTCAGCTCGCAGCAAGTGAAACCAGCAAGCTTTCCTCCGCTGCCAGTTCAAGCTCGGCAAGAGCCACAGCTACCGATATGTTCGCCCAGTTGCTCATCGAATCTGACAGAGCGGCGGGAGAGTATGCAGCAGCGGCTGACCGCGCTCGAATAGCTGGCCTGACGTGTGAGCGCTCATACGATGCCGTAGCTAACCAGTAAGCAAAGTAAACACCAGGAATAGATATGGCAAAGCTCACAGACAAACAAGAGCTGTTTGCCCGTGAGTACCTGAAAGACCTCAACGCAACTCAGGCAGCAATCAGGGCGGGATACAGCGAAAAGACCGCAAAAGAGGCTGGATACGAGAACCTCACAAAACCTCACATCATGGATTTTGTTGCACAACTCAAAGCTGAGCGAGTAGAGCAGATTGGCATTGATTCCGCTTATGTCCTGAGGCGCTTGGTTGAGATAGACCAGATGGATGTACTCGACATCATGACCGATGACATGAGCATTAAGCCTGTAAGTGACTGGCCTGCATCATGGCGTCGTTACCTGAGCGGGTTCGACCTCGCTGATATGTTTGAAGGTCGCGGGGAGGATCGTGAGATGGTCGGTATCTTAAAGAAAATTAAATGGCCGGATAAAGTTAAGAACCTCGAATTGCTTGGCAAGCACGTAACCGTTCAGGCATTCAAAGACAACGTTAAAAACGAACTGGTTGGCGCAAACGGACTTCCTCTTGCCACGCCATCATTCGTGATTAGCTTCGGAGCAGAAGATGACAACAGCGGAGACGAAACTTAGATTCGCCCCAAAGTTTAAGCCTCTGTTTCAGCCCAAGCGCTACAAGACATTCCACGGCGGTCGAGGCGGGGCTAAGTCATGGGCCGCCGCCCGTGCACTAGTCATCATGGCTGCAAGTAAAAAACTGCGCATCCTGTGTACTCGCGAGGTGCAGAACTCGATTAAAGATTCAGTGCATAAGCTACTGAAAGACCAGATTGAGATGCTTGGACTCAACCCATGGTTCAAGGTTACTGACGAGAAGATAGTGAGTTCCTGCGGGAGTGAGTTCCTGTTCAAAGGTTTACGCTTCGATCCGCTTGGCATCAAATCAACGGAAGGTGTAGATATTTGCTGGGTGGAGGAGGCGCAATCTGTGTCCTCTGATTCTTGGGCAATCCTGATACCCACTATCCGTAAAGAAAACTCAGAGATTTGGGTGACGTTTAACCCCGGTGAAGAGTCAGATCCTACCTATCAGCGGTTCATTGTCACCCCGCCTGATGACAGCATTACTGTCGAGGTTAACTACTACGACAACCCATACCTGCCAGATACCCTTCGCAAAGAGATGGAGTACTGCAAGCGCATTGATTTTGAAGCGTATGAGCACATCTGGTTAGGTAAGCCAAAGTCGATAAGTGATTCGGTTATCTTCCGGAACCGCTACCGAGTTGAAGCATTCCACGATGATCTGTGGCAGCAGGCCGACCGGTTGTTTTTCGGTGCAGACTTTGGTTTTGCAAACGACCCAAGCACGCTGATCCGAATGTTCATGATTGATACTCGGCTTTACGTTGAATACGAAGCATATGGGGTGGGTGTCGAACTGGATGAAATGGCTCAATTCTACGATTCAATTCCTGATGCCAGAAAGTGGCCCATTCATGGCGATTGCAGCAGGCCGGAAACAATAAGTTATCTGGCTCGGCAGGGATTCACTATCGATGGTGCCGCGAAGTGGAAGGGAAGCGTAGAGGATGGAGTTACTTACCTGAAAGGGTTTGAGGAAATAATCATCCATGAGCGATGCAAGCATACAGCAGATGAATTCCGGCATTACTCCTACAAGGTTGATAAGAAAACCGGAGAAATACTCCCAATCATCGTCGACAAGTTCAACCACTGCGTAGACGCGATCAGATACGGTCTGGATGGATACATTACCAGCGCTGATGGGCTTGGCTCATGGGCAGCACTGGGTAAAAGAGGTTAACAATGGCCCGAAAACAACGCCGTACTGGCGAGCAGAAAAAGCCCGTCCGGACTGGTGACGGGTACAATAACTTCACCGCCAAGCTTGGTGGCAATACCGCAAACATCCAATCGGGTGGTAGCTATCAGCCGGGCTACATTTCCCGAAACCGCGTGCAACTTGAATTTGCTTACCGGTCATCATTCCTGGTGGGCGCTGGCGTAGATACGATGGCTGATGACATGACTCGCAAGGGCATTAACATCACGTCGAAGCTTGAGCCAGGCCAGAAGGGAAAACTGGAAACCTTCTGGGATGACATTGCCGTATGGGATGAGATAAACAACAACCTCAAATGGTCGCGCTTGTACGGTGGCTCATTGCTGGTTGTGCTTATCGAAGGTCAGGACATGAGCACACCGCTCAAACTTGACCGCATCAAAGAAGGCCAGTTTAAAGGCCTGATGGTGCTAGACCGCTGGATGGTCAACCCGAGCTATATCGATCTGATTACCGAATACGGGCCGGACTTCGGCAAGCCAAAGTTCTACAAGGTTGTGACCAATCAGCAAGGCATCCCACCCTGGAAGATTCACCACTCACGAATTGTCAGGATGGAAGGTGACACGCTGCCATTCCAGCAGGCGCAGACAGAGAACGGTTGGGGGATGTCTGTTGTCGAACGTATCTTCGAGCGCATTCAGGCATTCGATACCGCAACTGTCGGCACTGCGCAGTTAATCCACAAAGCACACCTCCGCACATACAGCATTGAAGGCCTGCGTAACATACTCGCCACGGGTGGGACGATGGAGGCTGGTCTGATGAAGCACATGGAAATGATATGTGTTTATGATTATGAATCAGTGCGTTATCGACCGGAGCGCCCCTGCGTCACTGGTAATTGCTCTGCCTTTCCCTGTCTGAATATATGCGTTTTTATTCGCCGTGTTTCGGTTTCATACGGCACAGGAGGGACTAGAAAAGGAACTAAATTTTAGCTTGGTGCTGAGGTGAAAAATATGTCAGTTAAACCATTAACCGGTATTGAGGTTAAGAGTGCAAAGGCACTTGATACAGATTACAGCCTTTATGATGGTTTTGGTTTGCTTCTGTATGTGAGTAGGGCAGGTGGTAAGTCTTGGCGCTTTCGCTATGCGCACCCTGTTACACGTAAACGGCAAACCTATACCATTGGGCGCTTCCCTGAGTTTACCCTTGCTGAGGCAAGAGAGGAGCGGGAAAAATTGCGCCGCATGGTGGCGAGAGGAATTGACCCATGCGATGCAAAAAAAGAGAGCAAAAGAGAAAATGAGAAAGCTCGCGCTATGACCTTTAATGTTATTGCTAACGAGTGGTTAAGCCTTAGAGAAAAGGAAGGGGCGAGAACCAATACGATAGGCGCTCATAAAAATATCATCAGGCATCTGAATAAAGTTA